TGTCTTTTACACTAGCGGCACCTGTGGCTAATTTAGCAGTATTGGATAAAATTTTATCTGATCCCCGAGCTATATCCTTAATACTTTTATTTAGGTTTTTACCAAAAATTTCAGCTACTCCTTTAGATTCATCTCTAATTTCACTAATAGAATCTTTAATTTTGGTAGATAATTGATCTGCTATACTAATAAGTTGATCTTCTAGATAGCCTAATTCTTCATTTACCTCTTGAGCTGCCTTTTTTCCTGGATTGTCTTTTGCCATTAGGGGATGAGTTTATTATAAATATTAAGGGACATCATTTTTTAGATGTCCCTGATTTATAAAGTAATTTTTGGTTAGGTCGTTGTTGTATTTCTTGTTTTTGGTTTTGGAATTGTTTTAAATTTTGCAAAGTGGTTTGCATGTTAGCATCATCACTATTGTTTTCTTTATCGTAATGCTTTTTAAGTTGGTTTAAAATAAACTTTCTTAACCAAATAGGCAAATTATAAACAGTTTCAAAGTTATAACCTCCTTGACCCCAAAAACAAATATCATGTATTTGTAAAAACAAATCTGCTCTTACAACAGGAGCATTATCAAGACTCAGGCCAAAAAAAGCTAAGTCCAATAGGCACATCGATCTCCTCCTCAAGACCGTCTAGACCTGTTATTGTCACTTTTGTATTAATGTCTGGTTGAAATGTTGTAATATATTTTCTAAATTCTCTAGAATCTCTAGCTAAGAAAGCATTGTCTACAAAATCACGAATAATTTTTTTATCTTCATTTCCATCAACAGCTAAAATCATTTGTTTAAATCTAGTTGTTAATTCAGGTAACCCATCTTTACTTATTTTCTTATATCCTTCTAATTCAGCATCAACTGCTCTATCATCTTTACCAGTCATTAATTTAAAAGTTAAAGTAATTTTAGAGGCTGGAAGTAGATAAGTGAATTTGTTTTGGCCTTTTGTGAATAAAGATTCATCAATTTCTTTATTTTCTAGAACACTCAAATCAACAGTATGTTCTTCTCCTAAATAACTAAATTTATACTCAGAACCATAACCTAAAATACGAGCAGCAATCAAAAGAGCATTTTTATCACCTACAATCAAATCATCTACCTTAATTGTTTTATCAACAATCAAAGATTGTAGCAATTTATCAAAAACTACTCCTTTAGAAATGTATGCTTGGTTGGTTAAAATATCCTCTTCTTTAGCTGTCATGTATTTCATTTCAACTTGACCTGATGAAAGGGGATGTGATTCTGGATAAACAAGACCTTTTGAAGGTAAGTCTACAACCTCAGTTGGGAAATTAAATTCGCTCATAATCTATTTTTTAATAACTATTATCTATGATAAATATTAAGATAAAAAAAGAGCTTGACATAGCCAAGCTCTCTTTAATAAAAAGTATATTCTTTTTTTAGAAGTTCAATACACAGTAATCCATACCAACTGTTAAGGTAATATTAACAGCAGCATCAGCGGTATCGTAGTTGTAATCACCGAAGTTAGCTTCTTTAATAAAGGCTCCTTTAATTACCCATTCTGATACTACATCACCTACAGGACCTAAAATATCAATAGTTAAGTCTTTCTTATAGAAATCACTGTAACCATCTCTACCTGTCACTGATTCGTGGTGTAAACGTACCCATTCCATTACTGCCTGAGCACCTGATGGGGTAATAGGGTCAAATAATGCCATCTGAATATCGCCCCAAGTAGCTCTGCCTTTAACCTTTCTATAAACGTTTATATGGTTAAGCATAATTTCAGGTTGGCTTAATGTAACAGCGTTAACACCCTTGATTAAATACGATGGTATACCATCTAGATACATTATAAATCTATTAGGGGTTTTAGGTTCGAACGCTGTGAAAAATATTTCGTTTGGATTTAATACTGCCATTTTATTATTTTGTTATAAATATTCTACTTTTAAAAAATTATGCTGGGAATTCTACTCCAGTTGGTAAGATGTTGAAGTTCAAGTAAATGGATTCAGCAGTCTTAGTTGGTTGGATATAAATCTGACCTACTAACTGGTTTCTGTCAATTACATCAGCGGTGTTGTTTGTGTCATCCATAATTACTCTGAAAGCATACAAACCTTGTCTCTGTTGTACTGAAGTTAAATATGGATTAACTTGAGCTAAGAAACTGTTTCTAGTAGCTGCTGTATTTTGTTCAAATACTAAGTTATTAGCTACTTGAGAAATATATGATTTCAAGGCAATTAACAATCTTCTAACATTTACTCTATCTAAAGCACTAGCTCTAGTTTGTAATGTTTTCTGACCGTATACTACAACTCCAGTTCCTGGGAATGTAGCGATTGGGTTTACTTTTCCTACATATAAAGAATCTCTGTTAGTTTGAGATAATTTTTGTTCTGCTCTAATTACAGTTGTTAAACCACCTCTGTTAATACCAGCTGGCGCAAACCAAGGCTCACTTACACTATCATTATAAGCATAAACACCTGGAATCATTGTTGAAGCTGGAACCCATACTCTAGCTCCTGTATCTGGATCAATGGTTTGTAACCAAGGCCAGTAAGCAGCAGCATATGAAGTGTTTCTAGCAGCGGCTTGAGTAATTACTGTAGCTTGAGCTGTGCCGTAGTAAGCTAAGTCAACTGCAAAAATATTATCTCCTCTATTCTGAGTGTTGTTAATAATGTTAGTGATTTGTCCGTTATGTGTACCTATATTATTAAACAAACCAGGAGTTACTAATAAGTTAAATTGGTAATCATCTTGGTTTGACAATAAAGCAATCATGTTAGTATAATCACTACCTGATAAACCTTGAGTGTTGTTACCTGTGATTTCGTTATAATATTTATTAGCTCCATCAGGTACATTAACACCTACACCTCCAATAAATGAACCACTACCTGCTGCTGGAATAGATCCAGTAAATTCTGGTTTTGCAGTACCTGCGTTATTAAAGTAATCTGGAGTTTTCTGATTAACTGATTTAACTCTTACATATCTTGAAGCGTTTGGATATTCACCACCAATTGTTATTTGTGGGTTTGTAACATCTCCATTAAATGAAGCTGATTGGTCACCGATAATTTTAGAAATATAGTTATCAGCTTTAGGGTCTAATGATAAGTTAGTCCAAGTTTCTAAAACACTTTGATTATTATTATCATCACTAGCTTGTCTAATAATTAATGAGAAAGTACCATTAGCTGTGTCTGGATTTGAAATTACCCATCTTAAGTTATCAGTTGAACCAGAATCTAAAACTCCATTTGATCCAGTTGTACCAGTGCTGTTCATAATCGCACCCATAGAAATAGTTTCTAAGGCAAATGATTGTGAGAATGAAGCTGAGTTCATAATAGAAACTGGAGCGCCTACAGCATCTTCAACACCATTAGTTCCTGTTACAGAACCAGTATCTGTTGTTGCTGAAGCCCAAGAATCAGAAGCTGATACTACTCTAGCTACTAATAAACTTTCACCACCATTTGCGAAATAATTATAAGCGGCAATTGAAGTGAAGTAAGTGTAAACACCACTTGCGCTAGTAAATGTAGTACCGAATAAGTTTTGATACTGTGAGTATGTAGTTACTACAGTAGGAATTTCAACAGGACCTTTCACAGTTGGGCCGATAATTGCAGCTCCTACAGTTACTGGCTGTTGGGTGAGAAACGACTGATCGTTTTCAATAGCGAGTACGCCAGGGGATATTAATGTTGATGCCATTTTTTATTAACGTTTATTTGATAATAAATATTGGCAAAGGAGTCAAAAATTAATTTGCTTTTGTAAACTCTCCAGTATTAATATTGATTGATCCTTCGCCGTATTTTTCTTGTATTTTTTGACCAAATTGAATTTCTTGATCTTGTTGTTGATTCAAGGTTTCAATTATTTTTTCTTTTTGTAACTCTAACTCTTGGATTCGTAATTCTACAATTCCAAAATCTCCAGTTATGTTTTGTCTTTGTTCTTGTAACTGGTTTAATTTATTTAATTCTTCTT